TGCCGCTGTTGGGTTCGTAGCGGTCGAACTCGTTCACGGCGAAGGACGCGCCGATCAACACATCACCCATGTAGCCCGAGAACCCCGAGAGCGCAGCGAGCACAGCCTCACCGACGTCCTGCGCCTCACCCGGCTTGTCCGACCAGCAATCGACCTGGATCCGCGCCGTCGTGTAGGCAGACGAGTCGGGCCAGGCGTCGTAGGTGTATTCGCGCTGCGCATCGACACGGAAGAACGCAATCGCCGGCAGCAACGTCTTCTCTTCGAGATGGTTCTTGTAGACGCGGTCGCTTACGAACGCAGACACGTCAGGGTCATCGGTGAGGTAGGTCCAGAGTTCGTCCTCGAACGACATCAGATCGTCCTCAGCACGACTGCCACTTCATCTAGCGCGTGGCTGTCGTCGACCGTGTCAGCCGCAGGACGCATGAACGGCTGGGCTGGCGCGTTCACGGTGCCGTACTCAACGAATGGCGCATACTCCACGTCGGTGTAGACGCGGCCGTCCTCGTATCGGATGGAGTCGCGCAACGTGCCCGTGTCGACAGGAGCAAGGTCCGACGCCAGCCGCTCGACCTCCTCACCGAGCGCGTCCACAGCGTGGTGCTCAGCAACCTCCGCTATCGCTAAGCCGCGAGCGAATCGCGCCAGGAGCTCGGTGACGCCGAGGACGCTAACTGAGGCTGTCGCCATCGTGATCGACCTCCTGCAAGGTCATCTCCCAATGCTCATTGGTCCCCGTGCGGGGATTCGTCCACGGCATCGGGTCGCCGAACACGTAGAACGTCCGGTCTCCGTAGATGACGACGCTGTCGCTGGTGAACGGCACGCTGAGCTTCCCGTAGCCGTTCCACAGGCTCATCGGGGTGTTGCGGTTCGCCACGTCCTCGTCGCTTGAACGCGGCTCGATATACATCGTCGTGTCGACCTCGTCGTAGGTCGTGACCATCTCGCCGAACTCGACGGTCTGACCGGACGGGATCTGGACCGTGACCTCCTGCGTCATCAGTGACTCGACGCTCATGCACCCGGCTTCCAGCGAGAGATGGAGACCTTCTCCCCGTCCGTGAGCCCTGATGCGATGACAGCGGCCACGGACGGGTCAGAGCGGTAGGAGTAGCCACCGATCGTCTCTTCGGTCACCTGACCACTCACAACGGATGTGAGGGTCGGAGCGCGGAAGATGCGTGCGGCCATCGCCAGCGCGGCGAGCCGGATCGTGGAGGGAACGCGGTCGATGACCTCCGCGTCGACCTCAGGGTCGCCCTCTTCCACGTCGCCTTCCGTCACGGTCCAGCCGTGGTCATAGACGATCTCGATGTTCTGTCGCCCGATGGACCAGCCGAGCGGCCAGTCGGTGGAGCGCCGGCGAAGGATGCCGAGGCGAAGGTCCACGACGTAGTCGTCGTCTTCCACCAGCAGCTCGTCGTCCTCGGTGACCGACGTGACGTTCACGACCGGGAGCTCACGGAGGATCAGCGACTCGCGCCCGTCCCCGTCGTGAAGTTCTACGTCGTCGGTGACGAGGTTCACGGTCTGCTCGAGCTCGTCGCGAACGGCCTGACAGCCGGCGTCCAACGCGATCTGCGTCAGCAGTTCTCCGCCGTCCACGGTCTCACCGAGATAGGCGCTCAAGTCATCCGTCGAGATGAACGGGATCAACCGACAACCTCCATACGTTGTTCATCGATCAGCTCGCGCATCGCGGCTGGGGTGCGAGCGCGGCGGTAGCGGGTCGCAAGCTCCTGGTTCCGCTCGCTCAGGTCTTGCCCCGGCCATGCGTCACGGCCCGAACGCCCGATGCGTGGATGGTGCAGGTGATACGCGGTGGCACGTTGGCCGCTGATCGGCTGCCCGACGAGGCGCTGGAGCGCGAAGGCGAACGACTCGTCTTCGCTCCCCCAGCCGCGGAACCGTTCATCGTGACCGCCAACGGTTTCCCAGGCGGAGCGGTGCAAGACGATGGGCGGGCCGGCCCAGAACGTGTTCGAGTGCTCCGGTGAGCCGAACGGCCGGTGGTTCAGCGTGCCGTCCCACTCAAGTCCGAGTGACAGCACGTGCTCGGTCGCGGCGGCGTTCAGCTTGATCTTCCGCTGCCACGGCTTCACCCAGCGATGCGGCGCCTCGTTCACCTGCTTCGCCGCTGCGCGGATCGCATCTGGACTGAGCCATGTGTCGGCGTCCCAGATGACGAAGATGTCCGACGTGGCCTCACGCGCTGCGCGGTTCAAAGCGAGCGTCTTGTGGAACGGGTCGTCTCCATCGTCGGTTCCGACGATGATCTCCGCATCGGGGAACTCAGTCTCCGTGCGTTCCCGGATGAAGTCCCACAGCCGCGTCCTGGCGCCGTCCGCGTCACGAAACGCAACGAGGAACGAGATCGGCACGTTCCCTTTGCTTGGCGAAGGCGTAGCCAAGACCTCGGCCGGTTTCTTCGGCTTAGCGGGATCCCAACCCTTCGCCCAGTGATGCACCGCGTACGTGCGCTCGGGGTACTCGACACGGCCGAGCAGGTTCCGTTCGTACCAACAGACGGGGTAGAACGTCCACGGGGGGAGCCGTCGCACATCATCGCGTTCCCGCCACAGCGCGGTCGCGTATTCGGGTCCGATCGCTTCGTTCGCCGGCTTGCCTTCGGTGGCCTTCAGTCGCTCAACCACTCCGTCGAGCAGCACACCGATCGCGGGATGCTCCGGTGGCGCGGCGAGCAGCGCGGTACACATCGTGCGATCCGATTCCCACGCGGCGAACGGTCGCGGGTCTACGTAGAGCTCGTCGAACCCTCGTAGGGGTTCGAAGTCGGTATCGATATACGTACCGCCGAAGCGAAATAGCAGCTCATAGCGCAGCAGGTCAGGAGCACGGCCGTACGGGTCGGTCTCAAGCAGCGACCTCATGAGGTCGTAGTGCCGCATCCACTTCAGCTCGTCGGGGTCTTGCCAGGTGCGGATCGTCCAATCCGGGTGCAGCGCGGCTAGCTTGTCGCGCCAAGCAAGGAACTCAGGACGCTCGGGGTCGCTCAGCCATATCCGATGGAACGTCTTGGGCCAGGGCTTCACCCGAAGACGCCGCCCCATCCGTGCTGGCGAACCGGTGAATCGGACTCAGGCCCGATCTCGTTGTACGTCTCGTCGAACCAGACGTGTCGTGTGTCCCCGCCTCCACCCAGCCACTCGGTGAGTTCGTCAGCGTGCAGTTCGTGCGGATGGCCTGGGTGCGCGGGCAGCTCCACCCACTCGAAGATGCGCACCTGCTTCGCGACGCGAAGCATCTCGCGGCAGATCTTCTCGGGATCCAGCGTGTGTTGCAGCACGTTGTAGCAGAGCGCTAGGTCGTAGAAGTCGGCTGGGCCACCACTCAGGTACGTCTCTGCTGGCTCTCGCACGGTAAAGACCCCGTGTGCGGCATAGCGGTCCGCCACCCACTCGGGGTATGGACAAGGATCGACGACGACGGCGTGCGCTGCTTTGGACTTCAGCAGCATCGACGTCGGACCGCCACCGACGTCGATCACCTGCTCGTTCCCGAAGTCCCAGATGGGCCAGTGGTCCCCGCCCTTCCACGGGCCAGGGTCGATACCCATCACCTTCGCGTAGGCGATCTGCTTGCTTTCCTCCCCGTAGGTGTTGCAGCAGTCGCCCCACCACGTTGATTCGAACTTCTGTATGTCGCGCTCCCAGCGCGAGCGCGTGAGCTCAGTCATCCTTCTCGTGAACCTCCGCGGTCCAGAGCGCATCGAGCGCCGTCAAGATGATCGCGAACCAGGACAGTCCGAGCACGGCTTGTGGTTCATCCTTCGCGAACGTCAGCGCCGACAGCGGCCACCCCAACGTCGACAGGATCAGCATCCCCCAGGCCAGCTTCCGACGCATCGCGTAGGTCTCCTATCGCGTCCTCGAGGGTTCGCTGCGGTTCCCAACCGAGTTGCTTGAGCGCCGAAGGGTCCGCGACGAGATGCCCGTCGTCTGCGCGGCCTTCGCCTTCGGTGATGTCGATGCCGGCGAGCGAAGCGAGCTCTGCGACGCTCGTGCCGCGTCCCGTACCGACGTTGTATGCGCTGAACCCGAGCGGGGCGTTGTTCGACAGGAACCACAAGGCGTCGTGGACGTCGTCTACGTGGACGTAGTCCCTGCGCGGCCAGGTGTTGCCGACCATCGTCTCTCCACGGAACAGGCGCGGCAGGATGTGGTCGTGGCTGTCGCCCGTGCCAACCACGTTGAACAACCGCGCAGCGACACAGCGGACGTGTGGCCTCGTCTCAGAGAACGCGGCGAGGGAGCGCTCCGCCGCGATCTTCGACACCGCGTAGGCGCCTTTGCCTAACAGTGGGTGCGACTCAAATATCGGTTCGTCGTCGAACCCGTAGACCGCGGCGGATGACGCGAGGGCCACGGTGTGAAGCGACGGGCCGCACGCACCGAGTACGCGGGCCGTGCCGATCACGTTGATCCGGAACGTCTCGGCGGGATGTGCGTTGCACCACGGGATGTAGTGCTTCGCCGCGAGATGGAACACAACCTGTGGGTCGAAGTCTCTGATGTAGCCGGTCGTCAGGTCGTCCAGAACGTCCCAGCCGAGTTCCGAGTCGACCCGCTGCATCTCCAAGCCTTGGAAGCGGGAGCCGATGAAGCCTTCGGAGCCGGTGACCAGGACTCTCACGCTTGCCCCCTACTGCATGGTGCGGTACGCTGCGGGTTCGGCTAGGAAGGAAGGAGGCACTCGATGCAAGACAAGTGCCCTGTCTGCGGCGTACCCGTCCCGTTCGTTGGCCTTGACGGCCCGATGGGCGAGTTAGAGGCGTACTACGACGAGCGCAACGACGACGGCACCTTGACGCGCAAGACGATTCGCTACTGTCTCAACCTCCACGCAGTCTCCGAGACGACCACTACC